GAAAGCTGGCACAAGGTCTATTACAGATCACAGTCGTTTGGCCGCGCGGCGCGGGAATTGTAGCCCCAGCAGAGGCCGCACAGCAGGTGATTGGACATTTCGCAAAGGGCACAGCACTTTTTGACGGCAGCGTGAAGGTTACCATCAATCAAGAGCCTTGGGCAGCAACGCCAATAACAGAGGATACGCAGTTGCGCATCCCTGTAACAGTTTCTTGGAACGCAGTAGCGCTCTGAGATCGCCTATACCGCCCTTAGGCAAGGCGTAGCCCCGCTGCGAAGCGCGGCAGTCCATCTCGAAAGGAAAGCCTACCATGACAATTAATGCGACTGGCGGTTCACGCCTGTTCATTTGCACCACCCCTACCACTTCTGCCGATGATGTCTCGGCATATGCCGCACTGACCTGGGTAGAGGTCAATGAAATTGAAAGCATCGCCGCGTTTGGCGATAAGGCATCTTCGATCACGTTCACGTCGCTCAAGGATTCACGCGTCCGTAAGCTGAAAGGCCCACGTGATGCTGGTGACGTCGACGTTGTATATGGCCATGACCCTGTCGATGCCGGCCAGATCGCCCTTTCGGCTGCCCAGCGCACCAAGTTCAGCTATCCGATCAAGGTCACGATCTCGGATGCACAGGACGAAAGCGCCGCGGATTCCGCGTTCTACTTTCAGGCCAAGATTTCCGGAGTTCCGATCAATCCGGGCTCTGCCACCGACGTTACCAAGCGCACAGTCACGCTGGGTATCGACACTGAAATCGTGGAAGACCTGACCTCGTAAGGGGGCAGGCCTTCATATCTCACGACAACCTGAGGAGCTTTCATGGACTTGCTGAGCCTTGACGCTGCTGCCACCGCCAATGATGGCCGCGAGCTGCTGTTGAACCATCCGACCGAACGCACCCCGCTTTCCCAGTCGGATGGAAAACCCGTCTCCATTACGCTTCTTGGCAAGGACTCCGACCAGTTCATCAAATCAGGTCGGATTATCCGGAATAAGAAAATGGAGATTTTCAAGAAAGGCGGGAAATATTCCGCCGCCCTTGAAGATCAGGAGGGCATAGAACTCATTGCCTACTGCACAACTGGATGGTCTGGTATTCCCGCCGGCTGGTTGGATGGCAGCGCCGACCCGGCCCCGGCAGAGTTTTCGTTCTCCAATGCAGTTAAGCTTTACACCCGTCAAAAATGGGTGTTCGAGCAGGCTGACGAATTTGTCGGCACACGCGAAAATTTCTTGAAGGCCTCGTAAACGAGCTGATTGCGTTTGCTGAGGCCCTATTCGGGAAACAGCCACTCCCGCAGTTACCGGAGGCTATGCAGGGCCTTTGGGATGACTTCATTCTGTTATCGAACCGCCGCGGATATTACCAATCGCCCCAGCCGATAACCCTTGAGGCCATAGAGGCATTCGATAGGTCTCACGGGCTTTCGTGCTGGGAAAAGCAGGTAATTTGCCGCCTTGATGATGCGGTTGTCGGGGTCATCAATAAGCGGATCGTGACGACCACAAAGACGCGCACCAAAGCTGAGCCTGATGTAATTCCCAAGACGGACGGCGCTTCGTTGGCAAGCATGTTCCGTAGCCACCCCAAGTACAGAAAGGCGAAGCCATGAGTGACGACCTCGCCAAACTTGGACTACAGATCGACAGCAGCCAAACGGTTGACGCATCAAAGAACCTTGATGCTTTGACCGCGTCTGCTGGGCGGACTGAAAAGGCTACGGATAGCCTGAAGTTCAGCAGCCAAGAATTCGCTGCTGCCTTGGCGGCGAATGGCAATAATATTGAGAAGGCCACTGCCTCGCTGGCCAAGAATGCTTCCGCAACAAGTGCGGTGGCAGCTGCGCAGAGGGCTGCGACGGTCCAAGCTGCCGCAACCGCAGCTGCTAATGTGTCAATGGCTGAAAGCCTGGGCGCGCTCGGATCTGCCGCAGTCCGTGCCTCTGCTGAACAAGTCGCGGGCGCCGAGGCCGCTGCAGCGGCTACGGTTGCGGGTGCAGCGGTACAAAAGGCTGCGAATGACCATATAGCGGGTTCCAGCACAGCCGTTCGCGAAGGCTTGACGCTGTTGCGTGAAGCCAGTGTCGGAAATTTCACCCGCATGGCAGGCAGCGCCTCAATTCTGTTGCAGGCCCTTGGCCTATTGAATGCAATCCTGATCCCACTGGCCGTAGCTGGCGCGGTCTTGGGCGCGACATTCCTAACAGCGACGCAGCAAATCAACTCTGGCGCCGAGGGAACTGGCGACCTGACTAAAGGCCTTGGCCTGACGGCTGATCAGCTGGACCGCGTGAAAGAGCGCACGGTTACCTTTGGTGACACGGTCAAGGCGACCTTTCAGGTTCTTGGAAGGGATATTTTGGACGCACTCGGTGGCGACAGCACAATGTCAGCCATCAAAGATGCCTGGAATAATACGGTCCAGATCATTGAAAGCATGATTGCCGGCTTGGTCGGTACAGTCATCGGCTCTGTGCGCGTCATTACGGAGGCATGGAAGGCGATGCCCACGGCTCTGGGCGGACAAGGATCGACCGCCGGAATAGATTTCGGCAAGGCGTTCCAGAGCGGCTTGGATAGCGCGAGAAAGAGCCTCAACAAGTTCTATGAGGATGTTGGCGACCAGGCGCGGACGAACCGCACAAATCAGATCCTCAAAGAGGCCGGTAACGCGCCTGCCACAACGGGCGACCACCAGATAGACAGCGCCACGAAGCAATTGGCCGCTACCCAGAACCAGCTTAAGGCCCAGACAGCGTTAAATGATTCCGTTGAGAATGGCTCGGTATCGTTTGCGGACATGACGAAGCAGGAAAAGCTCGACGCGGACATGAAAAGCATCGTCGCGCAGCGTGATGCCGATTTGGCCAAGAATACCGAGAAGTCTCGCACCGAAGCAGCGGCCCTGACAAATGTCATTAACCAACTGCGCCCGGCGTATTCTGCGCTCTATGACGAACAGATGCAGGCCAAGCAAATCGCGGCCAATGACAATGTCCGTCAGCAGAATGCGCTCTTGGAAGAACAAATCTCGCTGGCGGGCAAGACTGCTGATCAACGCGCGCTGGAAATTGCCCAATTCAAGACCCTCCAAGACCTGAGAAACCGTGGCATTGACCCGAATAGCGCCACCGGACAGACGGCCTTAGGTGCATCAGCCGATAATGTACGCCGCCAGCAGGGATTGAGCAGGTCCAACTTACTCAATGCGGCTCCGGACACAGGCACGAAGATTGGCACCCAAGCTGCGCAGGCGACCCTTGCGAGCGATCCTGACAATTACATCAAACAGCAGGCGGCAGCTTACGAAGAGATCGACAAGCTGCGCCAGCAGGACGTTCTAAGCGAACAGCAGGCTGCCCAAGCCAAAGCCAAAGTTGATGCGGATATTACTGCGTCGAGGCTGTCGTCGGCTTCCGACTTTTTCGGCAACTTGGCATCCCTGTCGCAATCAGGGAATTCGCGATTGGCAGCAATTGGTAAGGCGGCAGCTGTAACACAGGCGACGATTGACGGCATTTTGGCCGTGCAGAAGGCCTTGGCTTCCTTCCCGCCCCCGCTGAACTTCGCTATGGCTGCGGCCGTCGGCGTCTCCGCTGCGGTCAACGTGGCCAAAATCTCGGGATTCGCCAAGGGTGGCGTCGATATCCGCGGCCCAGGAACTGGCACCTCGGACTCCATGCTGGCCCGCATTTCTACCGGTGAAAGCGTCGTTACGGCTTCTGCCACGGCTAAGAACCGCAACACACTGGCGGCAATGAACGACGGCGCGGCTTTCGACGGTGGCGGCATGGGAAGAGCTGCAAATACTAACATCACGGTCGTGCACGACGGCAGCACAGCCATTCGGTACGAGAAAACCTCGGACGATGAAATCCGCATCATCGCGGGTCAGGTCGCGGAACAGAAGGTTCGAAACCTTTCCCCGTCTGTAGTTGCCGCAAGCCAGCGCGACCCCAACGGCACAATGGCAAAGGCAACCCGAGACACGGTCAAAGCACAGCGCAGAAGGGCTTAATTCATGGACAAGCTGTTCCTTGAGCCTGTCCAGGCGGACTATGCGACCCAGCCGCCAACAGAAATCATCGCTCAGCAATTGGACGGCGGTCAGGGGCGCTACCGCGCCGACGTGTTGGGCGGATCGACCATCGTCAACGTGTCGTGGATACTTGAGGACAACGACTACCAATACCTCTGGGCATTCTTCAGGGCAAAGACCAATCGCGGCGCAACGGCTTTCCTGATTGACCTGATCTTAGAAGAGCCGGTGATGACGGAGCGTACAGTCAACTTCATCCCTGCCTCGCTTAAGCTAGATGGCAAAAGCGGGGATGTCTATTCGGCCTCAGCGCAGCTTGAGGTTCAGGCGATACCGGAAGATGTCGATTTAGACAATTCGCTTGTCGATATCTGGGAAGCTACTGGAGGCGTTGATATGCCCGGCTATCTCAACTTGTTCAACATCATCGTCAATGTGAATTGGCCGTTTCTCGACCCTGTAATTCGCGATGAAGGCGGCAACGCCATTACGACTGGCGATGGCACCGAAATAACAATCTGACCAATACAGTCAAACGGAGTTTCACATGAAGAAACTGCTACTCGCAGTTGCTTTCCTATTCGCCGCAGGTTCGGCAAATGCGGTCACTTTCAACGATCTCCCTGCAGGCAGCACGTCCACTGCTGGGTCAGTCCCGGTATGGCAAAGCGGCGCGGTAAAGCTGCAATTCAGCGCGTTTTTTGCTGGGCTTCCTTCCATTGCCAATAACGCGGACTTCCTCACCGCAATCGGCGCTCAGCCTGCCGGTAGTTATGCAACTCTGCTCGGAGCACAGACGCTCACGAACAAGACAATCAGCGGGGCGAGCAATACGCTTTCGGCCATTGCGAACGCGAGCTTGACCAATTCGGCAATTACCATTGCCGGTACATCAACAGCGCTAGGCGGCTCGATAACAGCCACTACGATCCTCAATAGCATCAAAGGCCAAGTGCCAGGCACGGCCACAAATGACAGCGCATCGGCTGGCAACGCTGGTGAATATATCTCTTGTTCCGCAACGGCGGTCTCTGCCACGACTGGAACAAACCTCAACATCTGCACCATGTCTCTGACGGCAGGCGATTGGGATGTGACAGCCAATGTTCATGAGAACCTTGCAGGTACCACTGCGCAAACCGTATTCCAGGGTTGGACAAACACGGTATCAGTCACGGCGCCATCCAGTCCGAATGATCAGATTACACAATTAATTCTTCCTTTTACGACCGGCGCGAACCAGCAATTCGCAATTTCGCGTCATCGCTATAGCTTGGCGACTACCACCACAATCTACCTGTCAGCGCGGGCCGACTTTACTGTTTCTACGCTGACATTCGATGGCGTGATGTCGGCGCGGCGCGCCAGATAGCTATGCCCACCTATGCCGAGTTCTTCCTCAATTGCGCTGCTAAAGTTGTGCAGTTGGAACTGATCGAGTTCAGCCACCCCAATTTCAGCAAGATATATAGGATTGTGCGGAACAAGGTCGGCGGCTGCACAGCCCGGATCGACGGTACAGATCAGACATTTGACTATTATCCCCTTCGGATAACGGGGAAGGGCGTCCGCAACGATCTGGACTATGGGATAACAATCGACCTTGGAGACCTTGGCGACATCATCTCAAAAGAGATCGATAATGTCGCTTCGGCAGACGGGTTCGATATCTTTCCGACCGTGCGTTACTGGACGTTTCGCTCGGACG